GCAAAATCAACAGAATCAAGAGGACGGCAACAACGAAGACGGCAAGAAGCCCGTTGGTCGCCCAAAGATGGATAATGACGAGCGCAACTCAGATCCCGAGAACGCCATCAGGTCGAAACAGGCCAAAGATGCTGCAGACGGTGATTTTGAAGACGGCGCATAAGATACGTCTTTCATCGACCAGACGTTAAAGAAGCCGATTGATGGGTGCCGAGCCGCACGTAAAAAAGCTCATATGGAATTGCGGCGTATCTCTTCGGAGACCGCCTACGAGGGCCGGATGCGTCTGGCCCTCGTTTTGCGTCTACCGTGCTTTTGCACGTTAGATATAGATTCGCCGTTGCATAATCTATCTCCGACTATGGTTATGCGCGACACACAAGGAGAGAATTGTTTATGCAAAATCAAACGATCAGAAAGACGTTTACAGCATCGGCTATTATCTCCGAATTGCAAAGCTCTGACATCTACTTAACTGTAAAGGCAAGGCTTCTCGATCTTCGGGCGAATCTGAATGGAGTTCGAGTAACATCTGCATTCTTAGATGAGATTGTAGATCATAAGGATAAGTATGTCGGCATCCCGCTCTGCGCGGATGTACGAGGTTTGCTTGCAAACAAAACAATTGGCCACATGTACGATACCCGGACAGGCGAGTTTCACTCTACCTTTATCGGTTCGTTCTACGATTTTGAACGCGAAGACACTGAGGAGACATCCTACCTTGTCGGGTACGCACGCATTATGAAGCGGAACCAAGCTGTATGCAGGGCCATTAGTCAGCTTTTTGCTGACAATGCCCTGAAATTCAGCTTTGAGATCAGCTGTGGCGCTTATAGTGAGGAAGATGACGGCACATTTATTATCGATGCCGATCCTAAGAACTTCCTCGAGGGCGCAGCTGTTGTCACGTTCCCCGCGTGTGAAGACGCCGTGGCTATGCAGCTTGTAGCTGAATGTTTGAACGGAGGTGAGCAAGAGATGCCGAATGAGAATGTCACTGCGGAACAGAACGTTGCGCAGGAAGAAAACCAAGAGAATCAGCAGCAGATTGCTGAAACTGAAACAGCGCAGGTCGAAACTGCCGATACGGTCTATGTGCACGAAGAGCACACTCAGGTCGATCGCCAGGAGGCCTACAACTGTGATACAGGTGAATCCGTAGAGGTTGAGCAGATCACTCGGGTTCACACGACAACGCCTGTTGAGACCGCTGAAGACAAGCCCAAAGATTCAGATGACGACTGCGAGGATGAACAGGAAAACGATGAGCAGAACGATGCTCAAGACGACGAGGATGATCAGGACGAAAAGCGCAAGGAGACAGCTGCGCGTCACGAAGACAATGACGATGACGGAGCCGCTGAGGCTGGCGCTGCCGCCGAGGCTGAGGCCAACGCAGATCCTGACCCTGAGCCAGGTCAAGTGACCGGTTCTGACGAATCGAAGAACGAACAGCCCGACATCATTGCCGAGCTCTATGCGACCGTGCAACGTATTGGCAACGAGATCGCTGAGCTTCGCAAGATGTTTGAAGCTTCCGAGGCCGAAACGACATCTGAACAGACAGAGGTTGTTGCCGAGGCCAAGGAACCTAAGCCTGAAGAGCAGGTTTCCGAACAGACAAACCCGTTCATGGCTGAGATTGAACCACCTGTCAAGTACACTCTGCTCGAGAAGGCTGTGCAGACCGAGCGTCACTACAGCCTGCTTGACAAGGCCTAATTTGTAACGAAAGGAATGATAGAACATGGCTGGTTATATGACCAAGATGATTGGTAACGTCTATGAGGGCGAGCTGGTGAACGGCGCTGCGGCTCCCGTCAAGAATGGCACCCTGATGGTGATGGACGCTACCGGCACCAAGCTGGTGCTGCCAACTGCCGATAATACTACCAAGCTGATTGCTAAGGAGATCACTACTCTGTACGACGGTATGCCCGCTGTTCGTTTTGTTGTGAACAAGCTGAACAACGCTTACTACTTCGTCGAGAATGGTTTCACCGGCAATACTGCTGCTGAATACGATGCCCGTGAGGTTGAGACCGCTGTCGGTGCTTTCCTGCGTGCGCATCCTCTGACCGTTGGCGACGAGTTTGTCGTTGCCACTGACCTGCAGGCTACTGTCGGTACCGCTTATGGCGTGCTGGCTACTGGCCTGATTGGCTAATCATAGGATCGAGGTGAATGACAATGTCTATCAAAGTGACTCGTGACAGCAAGCTGATCAAGGTGCTTGCTGCTCAGGCGCGTGGTGAGCGCGTTGATTCCGATAAGGCCGAAGAGGCCGCTCAGATTATTTCTGAATAGGCTCAGGATATGAATCCCCAGAATCGCCATGAGATCGCTCAGACCGTCGCTTATACTGTGACCGAGCTGCAGCAGGGCGAGCTGGACTTCCTGAATCAGGTTGCCGATACCAAGAACATCAACTATGGCGACAAGGCCGCTTTTAATGTTCGTACCCGTGGTATCAAGGCTTACTGGCAGGCTAAGGGTTCTACAACCCCGCGTAGCTATGTGGCCGACAAGCAGATCCTGGTCGGTACAGATGAAATCTCTGCCCGTCCCGCGATCAATATTGTCGATCTGCGTGCTGGCCGTGTGAACATGGCTGACCTGATCCGTGAAGCCAACCGTGAGATGACCAACATGAAGCTGGTCAAGGTCGAGGCTGCTCTGCATGCCGCGATGCAGAACTATGGTGCTCCTTTCTATGCCGCTTCTACTGGTGGCGGTATCGTGAAGGCGAACCTGGATCCTCAGCTGCAGTACTTCCGTCGTCTTGGCCCTGTGACCATTCTGGGCGATATCGCCGCTGTTGGTCAGATGGCTGAGCTGACCGGTATGTCCATGTCTCAGAATGCGACCCAGCGTTCTGGCCGTATGGTGGACGAGTTCAACGACAACGGCTACATTGGCCGCTACAACGGCTGCAGTGTCGTGGCGATGAACAACACCTACGAGGCTGGCAAGACCACGCCTATCCTGAAGACCAACTGGCTGTACATTCTGCCAGGCTCTGTCTCCAGTGATGCCCGTAACCTGAAGATCGTCAACGAGGGCCCCGTCAATGCGTTCGAGGCTCAGGACATCAACGATATGGTGTACGAGATCCGTCTGGATCAGTGGTTCGGCGCTGCGTTTGTGACCGGCGAACTGCCCACTATCGGTGCTCACCTGATCAACTAATTTGTTATTAATAAGAGGCGTACTCCTGCGTGGGTACGCCTCTGTCTTTAGGTTTTAAAAGGAAAGGATGACCAGAGATGGCTGAACAGAGGTATCGCGTTTATAACGAATGCAAGTATGACATCGGTGTCCGTCTTGTGAACGGGCAAGAGATTGTTATTCGTCACAACAGCTTCCAGATGTTGACGGCGGATGATATCAACTATATTGAAAGTGTGTGCACTGAGATTAAATTCTTTGCGAAGAAGATGCTTGTGCCGAAGGACGAACATGGCGAAGTTCTCGATTTCCAAAAGCTTGGCATGTTTGTCGAGGAAGATCCATTCCCCCATCTAACAGACGACGAGATTGCTCAGAAGTTTAAGCAGCCCGTCAAGAAGATCGAGGAGTGGTTAGCTGGCGTAGAAGATCCAGCTGAACTGCATGGTATTGCCGAGGTTGCCAAGACGCTCGATCTCCCGGCTTCTAAGCTGAAGGTTTTGAATGCCAAGATGCCAGAGCGCGATCTCGTCAACGAATAAACTTGACATTTATCAAGGAGGTGCGCCACGATGGCTACATCTATTACAGATCTTGCCAATGAGCTGCATGAATAGACAGCATGGCAAAAGACGCCAGTAGAGCTGACGCTTGAGGATTATGAGAAGATGATCATCCAAGGTCTCGTCAGGCTCTACATCGATACGGGGCGTGCTTCTGCGTTTAATATATCGATGATTCACGACGGGGCCGAGCTTGAAGAGCCTGTCGACGGGCTTGTGTTTGACGTTGATCTGCCAATCGATGAGGCAGAGTACGTTAAGCTCGTCGCACAGATCGGCTTCTTCAGGCGTGTGCAGACCGACGTGAACAATATTGTCGGTTATACGACGGATGCAATGACGATCACGAACGCAGACAAGCCGTATGCGAATCTGCAGACGACGATCAATGATCTCGAACGTGAACGCCGCATCATTTATTATAAGATGGGCAGGTATGCTCACTTAACGTAAGAAAGGTGATAAGGATGGCAGAAGGTTATACGGTAAGTGTTGTATATAAGAATAATCAGTTAGGGTAGCTCGGCGAAAAGCAGTATTCGCTTGATTCCTACTGCGACCATACAAAGAGTATCGTGCTCGATGTGATTACGGATATCGAGAACGTCTTTTTTCAGATGGAAGGGGCTAACCCGAAGAAGTATTGGAGCGACGAGCACAAAGAGCAGTTTGCTCAGATCCGGCATAAGCTCTTGAACGCCGCGAACGATATCAACAGGATTCCTATGAACATGTGCAAGGATGGCGTCAACATCAACACGATGTCGCCGTCTCAGTATGTTGCTGAAAAGTTGACAGGCGTACAGCCTATTTGATGAAAGGAGGGGTGTCATGTCGATCCCCTACAAGCCTCAAAAAACCAAATCACGGTTTTACGTCCCGTACACCTTGCAGGACGATTTTGACACCTTTCTCCAGAACGATATTCCGGGAAGCGTTGGCGATTTTATACTGATCAAGGATTGGTATGACCAGTTAGATCAGGACTATGAAGCCACGATCATCCGTGGCGAGATTTATCCTGATTCGACGAAGAGCCGCTATTCTGATACGGATAACAACCTGAACTTCAGAGCCTCTGTCGATTCAGGCATCCGCAAAGGCGATATGCTGATCGATCAGGATGGCGAGATCTATCTGCTGGACTGGCACGTAGCTCCTCAGCCGAACAACCGTGCGTCACGCTCTGTGCGCTGCAACGCAAGGCTCACGTTCACAAGATATGAACCCGAAGAGGTTGATGAGCGTGGGTATCTTGTCCACGAAGCCGGCCAGCGTGTGATCGCTGAAGACATGCCTTGTAACGGTTATACCTATGACGGTCGACCTGAGTACTCGTCTCATGCTGGTGCTCCTGGTATCACGCCAAACGCTCTGCGTATCTTGTCTGTGCAATACAACAAGAAGACGAAGAATCTTCGGATTGACGATGAGTTCATCTGGGGCGCTGAGGCCTATGTGATCGTCGATATCAACCTTGTCGACCTTGACATTAGTGGCGAGTATGGCGTGCTCGTGCTTCAGGCTAAGAAGAAGGCAGGCGGTATGTTATGAGTGTAGATTTCAATTTAGGCGCTATCGAAGAGAAGCTTTAGAAAACTGCTGGAGATAAACTACATAACGTAGTTGAACAATACATGGCAACATTTAAACAGCTTATCGCATATGAAATCAACGTGCATAACACAGCAGTTTTAGCCTGGAGCAAGCACAAGAATGTCAATGGTCAATTGATCCCGGCTGGTTTGTTGCCTCAGATTGTCGTAGAAGGTGACGGGCTGGAGTACACCATGAAGATTATTCAGCCTGACATGAGCGGATTCAATGATTTTCAGCAACAAGGTTGGAGAATGATTTTTGAAGCAGGCCAAGCCAAAATGAGACAACGCAAATTCGGAGGTGATGCGTAATGGGTCTGAGAGCCTGGAACGACGAATGGAATGACATTATTCGGGACGTCTTGTTTGCGGACGAAGAGTTACGCACACTGATGAAGATTCCCGAGAAGACAACAATTATCGAGTTTATCGACCGGTACTTTATCCGTGCCGGTTTTTCTAATAGCCTGGTCGTAGACGAACCCGTGCGAATTATTTATGGCAAGGTTAGTTCTTCTACGACAGATTCACCCTTTGTGTTGCGGAACGAGGTGAGCTTTGACATTTATGTCAAGCGCGAAGAGTAGCACAATGTCGAGAAAGATCGGCTCATGTACAGAACCGATTAGATCGCGAACCGGATCAACTATCTCCTGACCCATACGCGGTATGTGCAGGGATACAGATTCTGGCAGGTCAACGATCTCGATCTTGGCACGACCACGGTCGGCTATGTGCGACGGAACATCTCTTTCCAATACATGAAGGCTTATTGATATGGATATCAACCGTGAAGCGTTGTCGGAGACGTGAATCAGGTTTGATATAAATATTATGAAAGGGATGTGAGAATCATGTCCACATATATTCCTGCCTTTAAGGGCTACATGGCCGACGTGCCTGAGGTCTGGTTCAAGCGCTGCGATAATGCGATTTTCCACTATGACGAGCTGACCCAGTGCTCCGTCAATCCTAACGTCCAGTTCACCGAGATCAACGGCGGTTGGTCCCTGTTCCCCGTGGCTTATGTGCCTGGTCAGGGTACTCTGGAACTGCAGATGACCTCTGCTCAGTTCAATGCCGAGCTGTTCGCCATGGCTAACGGTGTTCAGTTCCAGGACGACACAGAATTCCGTATGCCTTATACCGAGTACGTTGAGGTTAAGCTGGAGGGCGACAAGCATGTGGCCACTCTGGTTCGGACGCCTGTTGCCGACACTGTGTCTATTCTGCATCTGGCTAATAGTAATGCAGAAGCTGGTCAGACCGATGCTAAGACTAAGCTGGATACCTTCACAGTTAACGGCAAGAAGATTGAACTGCCTAATGACATTCCTGAAGGCGCTACCGTCGAGGTCTTCTATGAGGCTGAGGTTGCTGCTGCGAAGTCCGTCGACATTAATAACCAGGCTGCCGCTACCGGCGAGGCTATCTGCAAGTGGCCTGTGTACGCTGCTGGCGATGACTGCAGTGGTTCCGCTATCAAGGGCTATGCGATCCTGAAGATCTACAAGGCCCGTGTGACCCAGATGCCTGGTTTCGATACTTCTTACAAGAGCGCGGCTACCAACGCCATCACTCTGTCTGCTATGGACGCTAAGAAGGCCCATCAGGAAGCTTACAAGCTGACCTATGTCGAGGCTGCTGACGCCGAGATTGAGCAGACTCCTGCTGGTGACAACACTGGCGATAACACCGGTGACAACACCCAGGGCGGTACCGGCACCAATCCTTAATTCTGCATATTGATTAAAAGGTTTAGATAAAAGGCAATATGCTACAGGGGCTATTGCATCATGCAGTAGCCCCTTTTTTTATACACTAAAAGGAAAGGAAGATCACTATGAATGAAGAGAACAAGATTCCTGTACCTGAGATTACTGAGAAAGTGATCCCTGTACCAGAACGGAATACAGAGCCTGTGCCAGTTCCTGTTGCTGGTTAGACCGAGAATCAGGTACAGTTTGGAGACACATAGATTGAAATCAAACCGACGAAGCTGAAATATCACCGAGACAGAACTGCGGCCTTCTATCGCATTCTGCAACAGATGCCGCTGATCGATGTTCTGGCTCTTCAAGACGGAATACTCGACCCTGAGCGGTCTTCAGATAAAATGCTGTTTGATTGGCTTATCGCGGCTACAGACGATTCAGCTCTTGTAGCCCGCAATTATGACCAGATCGACGCAGACACGGTTGAGAGAATCTTACAGATTTTCTTACGCCTCAATCATATTGACGATAAGGACGACGCAAGAAAAAACAGGCAGACCCAGGAGACCAAGCGTTAAGCATCGATGAAGCTGTCGCCGCCATCGCGGTTCACCTGGGTTGTCCAGACGAAGACAAGATTGATAACATGTCTATGAACTTTTTTAACAGCGTACTCGCTCAGCTCGGCAGAAAGCTCAATTACGAGAGTATCTCGAACCTCTACGGTAATAGCTTCTGCAAGGATGCGAGCAAGTATATTGAGCAGGCTTATCCGCTGACAAAGCAGAATAAGATCGGTCGTGGTTTCGCAGACATGCTTGCGAAGACAACGGTCGTGAAGCTGAAGAAGCCTGCCGACGCTATCAAGGCCGTCAGTAAAGATCTTGGCGATGTATCTTGGGCTGAAGGCTTATTCTAATAAAAAAGCCCGATCGGGTAGATTTACGTGTTTTTAAGACGTATCTTCCCGATCGGGTGCATAACAATGGCAGACACACTGCTTACCTTCTATACTGCTATCCCCTATAAACTTGGTTCAGAAACTCGAGGTCTCAGGAAACCTAGGTATATACGCGGGGTAACAAGCATATACGCGGTAGTCGGAGATACCGCATTTACCTGAGTGAGACGCCTGTTATTAGGTGTTAGAGAATAACAGGAAGACGTCCTACACATACCTCATCGACAAAGCGATGAAGGCAATCCAAGGTAGATATTGCTTCATGCTACCACCTCCTTTCCAGGAGATAGCAGCCCTCCTATGGTAGTGTGTCTGCCGGTTTTATTGTAACCTAATATGAGATTGATTCAAGAGAACAAATGTTTTAAAGGAGAGATTTACATGACATACACGGAATACATGAATAAAGTGAAGGATATTGCACTGTATGAGGACAATGGAACCTGGTATCTGATGCCGAATTATCTTTATCTTATCCATCAGAACAAGTTAGATCTCGGCTACTATGTTGACCCTGAAGATATTGCGGATATGCCGAATGCCACGATGCAGCAGGTCAAGGAAGAGCTTCGGCTTGAGGTTGCGATGCGCAATAAGAAGAACGATCATACGAAGCAGGTTGTTGATTGGATCTACGAGCTGCTGACCGTCACGATCGATCCGAAGATTACGGAAGAGCAGAACGAGTTTATCAAGAATGTGATGAACTACATGCAGTACAATGATCAGCTGAAGGATAAGGAGAAGGCGCTTGAAGAGAAGAGCAAGATTGTGGACTTTGCGCCTGGGATGAGCTTTAAGAAGGGGCTGTGATCAATCAGGGTTTGTGAATATACATCCGCAATGGTTGCACTTCAGCTTGCCTTTGAAGTAGTCCAGGTCTGTACTTCCGCACTGTGTGCATTTAATCAGTGATGGCATATGGCCTTCGCTGATCGCGCCATATTTTTCAATGATGGCATTTAAGCTTGCCACATCTCGTACACGGTCAAATGTCGGAGAGATCGTTTGCGAGATGTGGGCATCCCACCATTTCATGGCGGGTTCGATGAGACGCTGTGTCATCTTTTCCTTTTGCCGTCTCATGTTATACTGCATGATGATCGTGTTATTCTCATTGCACTTGAAATCTTCCGGGTGATCATACATGTGATCTGGCAGGAAGGATGCGACGATGTAATAATCTTCAGCGTCAAGAAGCCAGGCGTACAGAGCTGCCTGCATAATCTTCTCTTTAGGGATTTGTTGTGTCCAACGGTTATAGTTTTTCGCGTTCGTCGTTTTCATCTCGAGTAAGCCGGTGATTCTGCCGTTTTCAGCATAGACGAAATCCCACATGCCGCCAAAGACATTGACCAGATCGAAGAAATCACCACGGGTGGCATCAAGAGGATTGTCGCCATACCGGTCTGTCGGGCTGATAAACTCGCGACCAGGTTTCGCAAGCTTCTCTTTTGCGTAGGCAAACTGTTTTGGTTCGATCGCCTCCCCCGCCCGAGTGAATTTTGTTTCCTTAAAAGGCGGCTCATACAGACGTGTGATCTCAGACCACACGCTGAACTGGCTGGAGAACGGGTCTTCGTCGAGAACCTTTGCAACCTTTGTGCCCGTGATCTTCTTCGGAGGAGCCGCCATTTCAAACTGAATGCGGTTATCAGGCAACCAATGCAGAGCTTTGATCTCGTTGCTTTTCTGCTCAGGCTGAGGCACAGGTTCTCTGTGAATCGGCTGCGGGTGATAATTGCCGTGCATGAACTCGATCACTTCCTGATTGACCTTGATGTCTTCAGGCTGAATCGGCGAGGTCTGATAGAGTGTCTCAAGATTCTTGCATCTGGACAGAGCGACATAGGTCTGGCCATGGGCAAAGGCTCGGCTGCTCGAGTAATCGATGCGCACAGCGTCGTAGGTCTGACCCTGAGATTTGTGGATCGTGATCGCGTAAGCCAGACGGATCGGGTATTGAGTGAAGTGTCCGACGTCACGCTTCTCAAGCTTGCCGCTGTCCTCGTTGTAGGCGTAAGCATGTTTCGTCCAGACTTCTTTGTCGATCGAGTACTCGCCATTGGGGATTCTGACCTTGATGACGTCTGGTGAGAGATAGGTCACGTATCCCATGGTGCCGTTGACCCAGCGCTTCTCTTTATCATTCTTAATCAGCATCACACGAGCGCCGACCTTCAGCTTCAGAAGCAGATCTGTGGGCAATTCATCTTTGTTGAACTTACCCTCCACCAAACCTGTATAGATCACGGCTTCGGTCGTAAGCTGTTCCAACTGTTCTGCGTTGATACGGTTGGCAACGCTGTTGGTTGGCACAATGGTCAAACAATCCTGAGCGTTCACGTTGTGTGCGGTAGAAGCGTTCAGCTGGTTTAGCAGAGACAACTGATTGTTGCCTTCGCGAATACTATTCAGGATGTTAACGAAACGATCGTCCTTTTGACGTCTGACGGTCTGCAGCTCTTTCATGATAAACGGTTTTTCCTGAACAGCAGGAGCTGCAAAGAAGTAGATCGTGTGATACGTCTCCTGAAAATAATGCTGAACCGCAGGATCATCGATTCGTACGACGGGAGGCAGCTGATAGAGGTCGCCAAAGGCAACAATCTGGCATCCTCCAAACGGCAGATTGTTGCCTCTCGCAGCCTTCAGCTTGGCATCTACCATATCTAGTGTATCGACACGCACCATCGATACTTCATCTATGACAAGCGTATCGAGCGTTTTGAGAAGCTCTTTGCGTGCGGTCGTAAGCCCTTTGTAGACGGCCTCTTGATTCGTCGGGTCCTGGATTGCGACGTCTAGTCCGAAGAAAGAGTGGATCGTCTGTCCTCCGACATTGATGGCCGCAATGCCTGTCGGTGCGACGACAGCAACCGTCTTTTTCGTGTTATCGATAAACCCTCGCAGCAGTACAGATTTGCCTGTGCCTGCCTTGCCTGTGATAAAATAATTGTCTGTTGTATTCTCGAGGGCGAGACAGATTGCTGTCTGTTCTTCGCTGAGGGTGATGTTGTCATGTGTCCGTATGACGGGCAGCTGAGAAGAACCGGTGTATTCAGACATAAGCTTGTCTCCTTATCAGAAAGTGATCCTAACGTATTCATTATATGAAACACGGGAATGGTTGTCAATGCGGTTATGCTTGACAATTCGATTTCCGCTTGCGTATAATGGTCACATCTTCTGTCAGGAGGCTTAGACGATGGCGTTTGTTGCTTGCACGGTGACGTGGTACGAATACGCGACTCAGGAATTGTTCGATCAGGCATTGTACAGTTCCCAACGTCAGGTGTGTACAGACAAGGTCGAACGTTTCCAATCTCTTGAAGAGTTAGAAGCGTATTGTGCGAGCGAAGCGTTCTGTCACACATTAGAGGAAAAAATTGGGTATATCGATCCTGCGTGCAGGATGAAATTGACATACGTTGATCAGACAGGCATGTATCGGCATATTATCGTCGAGCCTATCGTAGACATCGAGCATGTGGTGCTTCAGTATTGGATTGCGTATTTCGATACAAGCAAAGAAAACATGAAGCAGTTTTCAGATATTCAAACTGCGCTTCATACTATTATGTTTGTTTGCAACAAGGTTTAAAGTAACATTATCTATTTCGAATAATGTCTTGCTAAGATGTGGTCGATATATTCTTCGGTATATTTCCAATTAGAGTCAAACGTAAATGGAGCAATCGTTGTACTATCTCCGAAACGTGACATGAACACATAATCGATTGAGCTGTCTTGAAAACAATAATTATATAAAGTGGTATCATTAGCATACTCAAAATACATAGCATTGAGGCCATGACATTTAGCAAATGCGTATTCGTCTATAATCTTTGAATAGCAGGATATACCAGCTCGCCGTCCTCGGTGTAAATGCGACGCATTATTCAGTATACAGTTTTCAAACGCATGTTTGCCAATTCTTTTTACATATAATGTTTGAAGATCTTCTGATAGAGTGTGGCTATATCGCGCATAAGGATCGTTGCTAAAATGGCTATATTGATTTACGAGATACAGGTTTGTACAGCCACAAAATGCGTAATCGTCAATGTGTTTGAGCGAATTTGGCAAGATCACTGTTTGTAAATTCGTGCAATGATAAAAAGCGTATTTACCAATTTCTTCTATTCCTTCTTCGATGATTAGTTGTGATATTCCATAACGTATTGCGTGGTTCTCCCAATCGAAAGCATGATCATCGATGCGTGTGATTGTTGTATCTTCTATTCTATGAGGTATTGTAAAGCTATGAGGCCATTCTGTTTCATTTGTTGCAGAGACAGAAGAATCTTCAATGCGTAAGTATTTCTCGACGTCTAACATATTAGTGCCTCCCTTTGCGAGATATAAGCATTATATCATTGCAAGTAAAGGTAGGCAATACTACTTATCATTATTCATTAGGAGGTGTGTTTTTATGAGTAGCGCAGATGAAAATGTGGTTATTCATTTTTCAGGCGATATTGCTGACTTATCTCAATCTCTCAATAAAGTTCAAAGTCATACAACCCAAGTCTCAGAGGAAATCACCAATATGGTGTCTAAAGCATCTGAAGCTGTGAGTAATCTTGCGCACGAAAGCTCTCAAATAGCTTCACCTTTGATGCCAGAAGTATATCAAGAATACATGTCTTCTCTTGTATCTACTATGAAGAATCAAGTGACAGATATGTTAAAATAGGCTACTAATGGCGCAGAAAAAGGGATTGATGCGCAATTAGCAGGTCAAATCAAACAAACTATTGGTTCTTTCATGAGTAACGTTATGGACGCGACAGCTTCTGCAATAGATATGAAGAGCATTATGGCGGAAGTTAAGCCTGATATGCAAAAAGCGCTATCCGTTAATTTGAGAGATGTTTTTATGGAAACATCTAAACAAGTTATCAGAAGCTACTCAGGTGGCGTCGGTTCTATGACAGATTCAGCTTATAAGGCTATGTTGAATAATAATAAAGCCTATTCGTCTGGTTTGGCAGCTATTTCAAAAGAGTTTGGTTTTACTGACAAAGCAATGGATGCTATGGTTAACATGGCGATTCGGCAACAACCTGCTATTCTTCGCCGAGATTATATGAAGCAATTAGCTCAGAATTCTGGCGGTAGAGTGTCGCCTGCTAAAGTGACACCAGATTATGAAACATACTTAGAACGTTTGCCTGAAATCTATAGAAATTAGCCGTTAGCTCCGCAAGCCAGCAAATTGACGGCAGAGCAAAAGAAAGCTCTCAATATAAACGGCTTACTATCTCAAAGCGAGTATTCAACATTGCAGCGTGCTGCAAGAAATAATCAAGTTCTTCAGCAAGCATTGACGATGGCAGGAGCAGCCTATAGAAGCTCAAGGAATCATGAAGCTGGGCAATTGATGATGCCAAATGAACCGATTTCCAGGTATACATTAGCAAAAACGCTGGGATATCTTCATAAAGACATTATGGTTCCAGCTTTGGAAGGCATACCAGCGTATTATCGAAGCATCACAACGTCTAATCCAGAAGAGATCCGTAAAATTAGCAATAGTGATAGCAGAGATGTGTTAGATGCTATTTCTGCTATGCAAGCATTGTCTTCAATTGGCGTTATGCCTCTATACAGCAAGTCTCCCTTGAAGCATAGAATATCTGGTAGTTTTAGCCCTGTGGCTAATGCAAATTTGTCTGTACGGCCTGAGCAATATCAGATTATGAGTTTAACACTTGACGATTTTCAAAAAGGGGTTGTGCTTAATCCTAAAGGTGAAGTTCAAAGTGTTTATGACGAACGCCCGCGTGGAACTTCTATCAATAAGATGATTCAGGCGTCTGGATATACAAGAGCGCTCGGCTAGTTTGGGAATAATACTTTAGGTAATGGCAGTAAAACAGAATATGGCAGACCGCCTATGTTACAAATCGATATGACAAAAGATTTGTTTGAAACAGAAAACGGCAATCTTGTTTGGGGTGATAACGGTTAGCCAAAGCAAAACACGAAGACACGAGAGAAGCTTTCTCGATTACTAAACCCCACTCGTACAATCCCAGGCACAAACGAAAAATATGCTGTAGTTAATTATGGAGAGTTTGGTGGCTATGTGCCTACAAACTACAAGGATGGCATTATTACATAGGCCCCTGAAGATGCGTTTTTGCGAGCTAGTCAAGATTCAATTCGCAGAACTGGAAAGAATTATTTCTACAATTATGTGTCGCCTGATGATATCTACGAAACACAAGAACAACTTAACAAACAGCTAGAAGCACGGAACAGAGACCTTACTCCCAGTGTGCCAATTGAACAGTTAGGAGGGAGACTTCCTTCTCAAGACCGGATAGCGTTTGTTGATATGAAATCTATCACAGGGCACGATGGTTCTTCATTCTTTATGCCAGGGTATATCCCAGGAAAGAATGCCACCTATCGTGTGGGCGGACAAAAAGGTGTAGCTCAAACTGTTGATTACAAACAACTTGTGCAGGATTTATTTGGACAGAATGAATTTTATTTGCCTGCTTTGAATGCACCTCAAGATATTAAAGATTTGTTTGCCACAAAAGGCATTGATGCTGTACGAGAAAAGCTTTCTGAATCTGAGTTTGCGGACTATTTCTTGGATATAATGAAATACGATGCTCTTATTAGCGATTCAGTTATTAAAACACCGGCATATAAAGGTTTGAACAATGCCGGTGCACAACGCTTTTTCTATAATTCTATAGGCGGACCTGAAGGGTTTGGTATCGTCAAGACAGCAGCAGAATTTCTAACGAAACAGAGAAGCTTAGGCTCTCAGATGTCACAATATGCTGATTTATCCGTAGAAGAATTGGAAGAGAACCAGAAAGCTTGGGAAAACTATATCCATGAACTTAGATATGATCCGGTAAAAACTGCTCAGAGATTATTCGGCGATCCAAACAGCGCTTTGGATAAAAAGATTACCGATAATCCTGGCCTCATCTGGGAAGATCCAATTGCACGTCGGCGTGTGCTCAATGAAATATCGTCTGCTAGAGAATCTATGAGCAGGCAAGAATTGTTTGGGCAAGACAATTTAATGATGGGGCTTGTCGCTGCCAATCCAGGTGAATTATTTCTAAAGCTTGGAGCGATGAATGGGTATAGAACACAAAACGATGCGCTTGCTAAAGTATTATCTCTTTCAGATGGTAGCGTTGGAGCCAAATTCCTTTCTGATTTAGGCGATCAACGTATCGTTGCAGCACGTTGGCCTGGTGTTCCTGGCGAACAATTTGCCATGGATGTAGATCAAAGGTATTCTTCGTTAGGAGACAGATACGGTTTAGCGGATAATGTTGTTTATATTAATACCAGCGCTATCCATAAAATGGGCGGTGGCGATGTCGATGGTGATACCGTTGAGATTTTAAGAAATAAATTGCGCGATTATTATGAACACACTATTCAAAAAAGAGGAACTGTTTATGGAACACGCAACGAAGATTTAAAGCAGCCTCCTATTGCAATCCATCGAGGAGTGCAATCATCTGACATGGCAGATCTGTTGTATAGAGAAGCTGCATTACCAATGTTGCTCGGAGCAGTATCCAACGCTCAAGATGCTTTACAACAGATCGATTGGACAGACCGCGAGATGGTCAAACAATATGGTAAAGCCGGTTCTGATTTGGCTGTTCTATACGATATTGATTCTACTTTTATGAAGACGGGCGTGTTGAGTGATTGGACTCGCGCAGCGTTGAATACCAAATATCTCGGCAAACCTTTTTCTCACGTATATAAACACTTAATGGGAGCTGTACAAACTGGCGACTATAGCCAGATGGGTGATTTTAGCAAAATCAATTTTCCGTCAAGATACCATGGCTTAACAGTATCCATGTTGGATAGTTTATCTAAGAATCCTATGAGCAATTCTGCAATTGAGCAGCTTATTGCCGCACAGACTGATTTACAAGGTTAGGCGAAACTTGAAGCATCCAGCGATCCACTTGATCAAGCACAAGCTGCTTTTTTGCGTAAAAATAATGATGTTATGGCGCAAATTGTTTCTGGCCGCGCAACAAGAGTCAGCACGCAGGATGAAGATACTCTTAGCGGATTGCTTGCAACATGGGGTGCTACATTACAAGATAAAATTCACACGCCAGGAATTACAAACGAACAAAAAGAAGCATTAAAATCCAGACAAATTGATTTCCGTAAACAGAAAGCCAGAATGGAACAATTGCATATCCTGGGCGTCAATGGCGATGCAACAGACGGCTATTTGAGTATGCTAAATCCAGAGCTTGTTACTGGCAGAAGTTCGATTTTTACAGAAGCTGTTGCGGATACTAAAGCGGAATTAGCCAATATGGCGCAAGCATATGCTTTAGGCGCGAATCCAGTCCTTGTATCGACAATGCAACAAGCAAAAACCAATGAACTCAATGCAGCTGATCAAGCTCGAATAGCATCTGCTACTGCAGGAGCCTACAAAAAAACATATTCTTGGTCAAATCTTCACACATGGGAAACGAATCCAGACGAATGGTATCGGCGATATGTGCTAGGAAAATATCCAACTCAAACGCGAGAGACATTTTTGGGGACAGCGATAGACCAAACTCTTGGTGAATGGGCTAGAAAAAAACTTGCAGTACAAAAAGGCGAAGGCGAAATGCCTGATGGCGCATACTTTGAAAAGTATTTTACTGATACGCTATATAAGAACAAGGAATTATATCCACTACCTGTTGAATCAGGGAACGAAGCAAATTATACGCCAAAACAAGTCGAACGGTTTAAGAATACTCTTCAGTTTGCTCGTCAAATGAGCACTATGTAGGCGGATGAAGATATTCTGGAAATAGAGAACGCAGATGGAACAAAGGGGCCATCCTATCAGGTTCACGCAAGGCCAAATTTTGGATTCTTACCTAGCGGTGATCGTGTATTATCAACTGGTGCTATCGATTTAATGACAAGAAATCATCACACTGGATTACTTACAAAATGGGATTTAAAGCCTATTTTAGGGTATAATACAGTATAGGACCAATTAAATCTTTATAATCCGGCTGATGATAAATATCTTGCTAACCAATTAGGCGTTATTGCGTACAATGATCCCACTGGAACGACAAAAACCTATCCTTTTAACCCTGCCGATCGACAAGCCGTAGAAGATAGAATGCACAAAAATGTAATGGAAATTCTTCAATTTGCTAGTACAGGTTATGATCCAGCATATTTGAGGAATGGTATGCCTGGGTTAGACTTTGGAGCTGCACCTGAAGATTCACAATTGCGTGATCAACAAAAACATGATGCAAATAGAGCAATACTCGACAAAAACACAGGCATATCGATGGCTAAAGCGATAGCTTTGCAGCAAAGGATTACCGAATACGAAGAAAATATGGACCATCTTGCTAATTCGTTTATGGCAGATATTAATAAGCGTAATAATGATGGAATAGATAAACCTTGGACTACTAAAAAATGGCAAATAACAGATTTATATAATAAGCAAAGAAAGGAATTGTAGGACCAAGGAGCAACAAAAGAAGAATTATTGGGATTTGATGAATCGCACCAGAAAGCGGTAGATAATTATAATAAAGCGTTATTAGAAGCTGGCGGTGGTCAACATTCTGATATGCAACAAACTATTGAAAGATTTGAAGATGCGTTATCTAATAGAAACACAGATAAATCACTTACTAGATACGTAGAAGAATTTGCAGGTATTACTCAGCAAATTGAAAAAGCCACACAAGCTTATGAAGAATTCAAAGCACAAATGACTCAAAAGGAAAAAGATGGGGAAACTCTTTCCGATAAAGAAAAAGATGCATTAAAACTTGGTGAAAAGCAGAATCAGATGTTACATCGTCTTGGAGATTATTATCAAAATACAATACGAGAAGAAACCAGTACTGCTATCAATCAGAAACTGGAAGATTTAGAAGCGCAACAGGATGGTGTTGGACTAAGCGTCGCACAGCAAAAAGAGAGATTTACAGCCGAACGCAAGCGAATGCTTGATCGGACTATGAACAGTTTAAATGAACTGTCTACAAAAGGTGTCATTGATCAAGCATTATACGATGAAGCCGCTATGCGTATTGAAAAGATGCAGCAAGATGATGCTTAGAGAGCTTTTACTGAAAGAGAGTTTTCTAGACGTGCTGCAAGTACTCAAGCGCAGCGAGATTCATATATTGCCCAACTAGACATACAACAACGGCAATCTGATCTGCATCGCATGCAGAGATCTGGATTCCAAAGTAGTTTCTTAGGCCGCGTAAATATGGCTAGAGATCAACATCAACTTCAGATCCTGTCTGAACAGCGGTCTAAAGAATCCGCATTGTTTACTGCTCAAAGGAATTACGATCAATTGTTTAAAGATGGCCAGTTGATCAACCCTGAAGATGCGGCTTACGCTGATTCGTTGAGACAAAGTATCGCAGGTCTTAAAGGTGAAATCTCTAGCTTAGGTAAAGAATACGCAGGCTTAAATGGTGACCAGGGTCTTTGGGTTGAAGGTATTATGCAGGCCGGTCAGGCTGTTTCCCGTCTCATGGGCTAGTTAGGCCGTCGTGTCTTCCAGAAAGCGATCCGAGAAGGTCAGCAGTTTGTCCAGCAGTTTGACGCTCAGATGACCGAGATCCAGATGATTACGCTCAAGAATGATCAGCAGATGCAGGGCATTCGGCAAGGCACGATTCAGAAGGCGCTGAATCTTCGCACGTCTGTCAGCAATGTTGCTTCGGTTGAGGCTTCCCTTTACCGTCAAGGCTTGTCTGATCAAGAGGTTGAAGCTCGCACAGACAGTATCGTCCAATTTGCTACGGTTGCTGGTATCAAGACCGAAGAGGCTACGAAGATTATCACAACCGCTCTTCAGAACGATCTTGTTGGAAGCGCGAATGAAGCTATGGACGCTCTTGTCGCTCTTGGTGACAGTGCTGCAACTACGGCTTCTGAGATCGCAAAAGGCATGCAGAAATCAGCTGCTGCTGCTAAGGTTGCTGGTGTCTCCTATGGAGAGCTGACATCCCTGTTGACAGTCGGTACGAGCAAGACACAGTTGAGCGGTAATCAGATCGGTACTGCGCTTCAGACAATCTTCTCTCGTATGCGTAAGGTCACAGCGAATAACTATGTCGCTGACGAGAATGGTGAGATCACGTCGATTAACGATGTCGAGAAGGCAATGAAGCTTGTCGGCGTCAACATGAGAGACCAGACAGGTGATTTCCGTTCTTCGATTGATGTATTACGTGATCTTGCTGCTGTGTGGCAGAACCTGAGTGATCTGCAGAAGGGCATGGTCACAAATGCGTTCGCCGGTACACGTCAGACCAATATTTTCCAGACTTTAATGGAAGGCTTAGGCGAAGACGGTGGCGCTGAGTTTGAACGCCTGTTAGGCTTAGCGAACGGTTCTGCTGGGATTACGCAGAGCAAATATGAGATCGCTATGGAGAGCCTTGCCGCGTCGATGAATACGCTGAAGACGTCGTATGACGCGCTGGTTGAGAGTATTGTTACTGGTGGTACAGCTGGCGGAGCCGTTGACGTGTTGAGTTCTTTCATCCAAGGGATGACCGCACTCAATACCAGTGGACTTGGCGCTGTTAATGTGTTAGGTTTATTAGCTGGCGCTATTACTGGTGTGTATGTAGCGCTGAAGACGCTTGCTACAGCTAAAGCTGCTACAGGCTTATTAGCTGGAATCGGCTCATTTGCCGGTCCTTTAGGTATGTTAGCGGGACTGCTTGTTGGTGGCGGTATTGTTGGCATTGGTGGCCTTATTGGAAAAGCATTGCAATCGAGGCCACAGGAACTGTCATTTGAAGAAAAAATGGCGTTAAACGAAAAGGAAACCACAAAACGGGTTTCTGAAACAGATGAGAATCGTGCTGCAAGAGATAAGGTTATTAAACAAGCTGAAGAAGCAGGAAAAGCTTACCAAAACGCCGCTCCTGGCACCGAAGCGTATGCCACTGCAAGCAAGAATCTTCAAACTGCTCTTTCTAATTTGGCTTTAGCTTTTCCGAATCTTTCAGAACAAATTTTGGCGTCTATGAGCGATTTAGATTCATGGGCTACTGCGGTGAATAATGCGAAAAAAGCCGCTGAAGAAATGAGTGCTTATGAACGCGAAAAAGCTTTAGAAAAAGATCGTGCAAATATTGCAGAATTTGGTCAACAAAAATATGAGGCTGCTATGAGTACTGGTAGCTGGAATTCTGAGCGATTTAAAACATTAGCGAATAATTGGAAGAAACAGTATGATTATTACACAGGATCTTTTGGAAACGACGCATGGAATTTGTTAGTAGAAGATTGGAAAAAAGATAAAATACTAAATATTGATGATATGGATGAATTTCTGCAAGAGGGTTATGTCAGGCTGGTATTACAAAACTATCTTAATCAACAAAAAGAACATTATGGATTAACCGATGTTTTAAATGGAGAGACTACATTGCCATCTGATGTTGCAACAGGCTTCATGAACCTTTTAAATGATTTCTTTGTTCATCCCGGATTATTTTTGCAGACACATGCAACAGGCGTACAAGAACAAACTGATAAAGCTATTAAAGATACCATTATGTATGGTACATCATCTTTAAACGGCCTGGAAAATGCAAATGATATAAGGCTAGGAATGTTTAACCAGATAAAAACAAATAATTCTGATGAGAATGGTAACTGGTTGCCAAATTTGGATATCAATCAGATTATGGACAAATATGTGTTTTCTCTTATACCAGACATTTTAAGAGACAAGACTGTTGCAGAAAAATACACAAAGGAAACAACATCTGCAGAAGATTATCCTTACTATTATTATAGTAATGGGATGAAAGTTGGTATAACTGATTTATATACCGATGAAGAAATGTCTGCGCGAGGTCTAACTAGAGGTGATTTCTATAAGGCGGATGGCTCTTCTGCTTTTTCTATCGATGGCGATTTGGAAACGAGAATGCAAAATTATCGCGCTTCAAATCCTATTTATGAAACACAATTTAATGACCTTGTTGCCGCATACGAAAATTCGTCCAATTTTGGTGATGCGCAGCGCAGATTGTCTAACAGTACAGTAGATAGCCTGCCAGCATTATATGCCAAATATCCTCAATTACAATTGCTCTTAGGTTTAAGACAAGCAGACAAATACAATCTTACCAATCAGAATGTTGCTGCCGCTATCCAAGATTTACAAACTGGTGTAACTACAATGTCTTCTTTGGCCGGATAGGATGAATTGCTGACAGGAGCAAACGGTCAAAGTTGGGCTACTGATTACCTGAAAGACACTGCAGCTCAAGGTTTCTTTGGGCCTGTTTTACAATCTATTTTCGGACAAGAACTTTCCGACAAAGTTATTCGTCAAATTGCTGAAGGCGGCTGGAGCTCTGTTGATCTTGATTTACAAGAGCAGTGGAACGATGCTATTCGTACACAGCGCAGCAAAGATCAGATTAGATATAATCCTCAGCGCGAGCAAATTCTTACGAACATGAATGCATGGGCTCGTGGAGATTGGTCTTCTATTCAAAGCGCTGAATCTGAATTCGGAAAGTATGCTGATTTCTACGATCTAAGTTCTAGATATGAAACAAACAGATTGACGAATACTGAGATTCAAAGATTGTCAGAACAAACAGGTATCAGTGCGGCTGACATCATCTATAGTATGAACAATAATGACAACCGAGCTTCAAGCACACGTAGACGCATTCAAAATATGAGTATGTCTCAACGCGCTCAATATGGAGACAAGTATCAACAACAGCTTGCTGGTTACATGACTATGTCAGGATTGTCTTATTCTGATTTATTTGACGTCAACGGTCAAAGAACTTCTGACGCGGCCAGAATCCTGAGGGACAATAGAGGTTTATCTGATTACATCTCTATGCTTGAAGATTATGGTGTGACATTTAGCAGTGCTGGCGCTAACTTTAATGGGCTGCATGGTAATGCACAGAATATCAATCAAGTTTTACGAAGCGGTTTAACTCAGCGAAGAGTAAATCAACGGTTGCAGCAGAGTGAGTATGAAGCTTTATTGGGGGTTTATAATCCAGAAGGTCAAACGGTTGACGCAAATAACCTGTCTGCTGTATCCGGGTATGAAAGCTTAGATGATTATGGCAAGAGTTTGATGCAAGCCTACTATGCCGATATGGACAATGTAGCTATTTATAATGCGTTTAAAGGTTATCTTGATAGAAGACAAGAAGGCCGTGCGGGCTCGTTTGTTGAGAATAATGGTTGGTTGATGAACCGGTTATTTAAGGAAGGTTGGACTACTGGGTCTTTCGATTGGAATAACGCACGCACCGAATACCAACAATTAACTCGCGGCGAAGATAAGGATATCTGGAATGTGATCTTTGATACGCTGTTTTCTTCTTTGCCTAACGGCACAGAGATCAAAGAATATCTTGCTGGTGGTGCACAAGGAGATTTAACTGCATGGGCCGATGATATAACAGATACTACTTATAGTTCATTGACAGAAGGGCTGAAAAACAGCAAGGAATTGACGCAAATGTTAACTGGTCTTAGTTCTGCTGACGCGACAGTAAACGCTCAAGCGTTATACGGCACTGTCGACCAGATCCGTGGCGTGCAGGCAGTATTGAAATCGGCAGATCAACTGATTTCTGGAGAATGGACAAGTACCGATTTGAGTGCTGTTGCGAACGCAGCTGGTTTGTCAGAAGATGCTGTTAAAGAGATGTTGAAGCAAAATCGTGGAGAAGACTTAAAAAATATGCTTCGTACACGAATTGACGGAATTGAACAAGCGTTAAGCAATTATTTAAAGACCCGCCTCGATCCAGAGCAGCTGTCGAAGATTAGTACACCTAAAGATTTAGTTGAGCTGTTGCAAGCCCCTGAAGATGCAGCATACCGTTATTTGATTGAAATACTTGGCAACGCAGTTAAGGTCACGGCTGAAGGTATCACTATTACTCCTGAAGACATGGATTTATCTGGTGCGTTTAACAATGCTATGAATGCAGCTTTCGGAGATTATAGGAAACAAGGCCAAAGTGCAGACATGTATCGTGCCATGCGTGAAGCAGTATCTTTTGCGGAAACACAAGCGCAAGAATCTGTTGGTCCTATTATGACGAGTAAGTTTAGCAGAAGCAATGCTGATCTCTTAAATCGTCCACAAATCGATGCCTCTCAGCTTGCTGCTGCTGGTTGGGAAGACGCAGGCGAAGGAACTGCAACTGTTTTCTCTCAAGGATATACAACATCTATTGGGGACAAACCGTATTATTTGACGATGACGCCTATCTTACCTAACGGAAACGTAATGACACCAGAAGGATTGGATAGTTATTTTGACGAATTAATGCGTCATGCATCATCAATTGATGAGCTAAAAGAGTACGATAGAAATGGCAAAAAGTTGTTGTTAGATTATCAGACAGGCGAAAGCGCAACTGATGTATAGGCAAGTGGAGCGAAATCCGACGAACTTCTTCATGAATTGCAAGAAAGCTATTATCTTGGTAATGGTAACAAAGCAACTTTAGTAGATCAGTATATTGCAGACAAGTACGGTAATGAAATCGATTGGGCACAGCAATTATCAGGGCAAGATGCAGCAATGTATGAATTATATCAGAGCGGTGCGCTGTCTGGATCTAACTATATGAACTATTTGAACGCTGCCGAGTGGGGCATTCAGAATACTGCTATACCTCAAGAAGATATCCGTTCTGCGTTGTTTGGCGGAATTATGGGCAACAATGGTGAGTTTAATGAAAGCGCGACCGGAGACCAGTTGACAAGCGTACTGAATAGTCTTCATGAAGCTTATGGTAGCAAAGCATCTGATATGGCATCTCTTGCCGGCATCGATCCTCAAACATTCACAGATCTTGTGCTTGCTATGACCGAGTATAATAATGCCTTAAGTGAAACCGAAGACAAAGAGAAAAAGATGGAAACTGCATCTGAGCATGTTTCTGAAGCTTTGAAGAAAGTTAATAGTCAAGTTAACTCCGCAAAAACCACTCAGCTCAACAGGTACAAAGATAATGCTGCTGACATTGCGAAATTGCAAGAAGCTTTCAAGAAAGGCGGCAAAGACGCTGCTAAAGCTCTTGCCGATATCAATCAACAATACAACAAGTTGAATGATAAACAATGGGCCTTAAATAAGTTTATGTCTGGCGATCGCAAAGACAAAAATATGCTTAAAGAAATGGCTGAGATGACAGGAAGAGACGCTGAGCAGCTAAAGAACATGTCCAAAGAAGAGGCTGCAGCGCTTGGCGAAGGCTGGCAAGAGGGTTTATCTGACGAGCAAAATACTTTCTTAGATACAGTCCAAACTGCTGTGGTCGATCCTGTTAATAAAGAATTAGCAAAATTGGAAAATATACCAATTCATATGAATATAGACGGCACTGTAGATACTAGTGGGTTAGAGCCTGCAGTTGCAGCTATGGTTCAAGAGTTGATGGCTATCATCAAATCCATTGACGGCGTAGGCATCCAATGGAAATCCACTGGCCCAATGGAAGGTCATTTCGAAGCTGTCCTCAGCAACATCGGCAAAGCCTTCTCCGGTAAAGGCGGAGGTGGCGGAGGTGGCGGTGGCGGTGGTAAGAAATCCAACCCCGTCGACGACCTCATCAAGAATCTCCAACGCCAGACAGATATGTACGATCACTACCTGAAGATGCTCGAATATGAAGAAACAAAGTATAAGAATCGTGGCGAACTTACTATTCTGCAGAATGCTTTAGGACACGAGAAGAATCTGACAACAGCTCAAATTACCCATCAGATGAATCAGATTATGATGATGCAACAGCAAATGGCTCAGACCGACATGGGTAGTGACGAATGGTATAAACTGGTTGACGCTATCCGTAAAACAGAAGAAACTTCTGCGGCTGCGAAGAACAGGCTTGAAGACATCGATCGCGAATTGAAAGATTTAAGTAATCAGATTCACAAGACCCGCACCGATCTTGAGGATGTAGTTGTTGAAGAAATTGAAGCCCGCATTAAACGCGAACGTGATATGTTGGCCGGTTCTGTTTCGATGGAAGACATCATCCTTGATGCTATCCGCAAGCGCTATGAGAAAGAATGGGAACTAATTCAAGAGGATATCCAGAGAAAACGTGACGCGATGCAACAAGAGATGGATATGATCGACGAACGTCTGCAAAAACGTCGTGATGCAGAAGACACGGCTGAACGCATGGACAAGCTGAACGAATATAAGCAACAGCTTGCTATGATCTCGATGGACCCGACACGCAACAAGGATGCGGCTGAACTGCGTAAGCAGATCGCTGAAATTGAGAAAGAGATCGCTCGTGAGGTTGCTGACAACGAAGCTGAGGTTTCCAAGAAATCGCTGCAAGACCAGATCGAAGCTTATGACGATTACGTGACCGACCGTGAGGCCGCTCTGCAAGAGCTGTTGAAAGACGCGAATAACTTTACCGATGAAGTTAACAGCGTATTGCAACTGAGCCAGGAACAACTGTTTGATTGGCTTAAGAACAACGTCGAAGAGTATCAGAATAGCCTTGAAGAGCAACAGAAGCAAATGCTCCAGAGTTGGCAGGATACATATGACCAGATGAAGGGCATTACTCGTACATACTGGGAAGATGTAGCCAAAGTACTTGGTAGCCAAGAAAGCTTCATGGCCTTCATGCAAGAAAGTGAAGTTTATAAGAACTCTTCTGCTGATATGCAGGCTCAATACCGTTATCAATGGCAAGATTTGTATCGCTTATATGAAGCTGCTATCAGACCTGGCAGCGCTCAAGTTCACGTTGATAACTGGCTTAGTGGTAATGGTGCTGCTGCCGGTGCTGCTGCTAGCGGAGGTTCTGGTGGTGGCGGTGGTGGGCCTAGTGGTACACCAAAATCCAATCCGAAACCAGCGTCGCAACCTGCAACTCCAAAACAAACAGTATACACATCTACAGCAAAATGGTTTGCATGGAATTAGAACGGTACGCAAATTGTAGCATCTGGCGCGGGAACTCCAGTAACAAGCTTGGAAAAAGCAGCCGCTGAAGCTCTAGCCAAATCTCATGCTCAAGCAGCTGGTAATAAGTATATGAATGCTAATAAATCTACTGTTGGTAAAATCCAAGTCGGAACTCCTACAACGACAGAAAAGACGTATAAAGAAGGCGGATTGGCTAAGAAAACAGGGCCTGCTTGGCTAGATGGCACCTTTAATGAGCCAGAACGTATTCTTACAGCTCACCAGACCAGAGCGTTTGATAAGCTTGTCGATTTCGTCACCGAATCTAAGATTGACGAATACAAAACAGTGATCGAGAAGTTCCAGACCGTGTCTGCTAACATGATGTACACGTCTGTTCCAGGCGCGATGGCGATCGATCGCAGCTCGTACTATAATGGCGGAAACAGCTCTTCGATCGGTGACATTTATGTCACTATCAATGAAGCGAAGCTTCAGGACGACGCTGATTATGAGGCTGTCGCTGAAAGAGTTGGTGAAGTATTTGCGCGGAACCTCTCTCAGCAAGGCTTCCATACAGCTCGATTCTCTTTCTAAGGTAAAATAATTTTGATTTCCCGGGGGCCGCCTTTTGGCGGGCGGCCCCCGAAACTTCTTTTATTTCGTGTTGAAAATGTTGATCATTCGAGAACTGACGTAATGAAGAGAGATACATTATAATAGGAAGGAAGTGAGAGCATGGCTCAAGAAATTACAGGTGGTTTTTCATTCTGCGGTACCAATATCGGCGCGTTTGGGCTAGAGTATGTGCCCTCGCTACAGGATATGTACGTCTACCGTCAAGGGCAGTATGCTGTTGACGAAGACACGTTTACCGCACATCATGGCGGATACATGTATGGCACACAGGTCAAACCGAAGGATTTCACACTGCAGTGCTTTTACGAAAACAGAGATATCAACAGCGGGCTGTAGATGAACGTCGAGCATTATTTCAGACGTGGCAGAACAGGCAAGCTGATCTTTTCGACAAGACCCTGGCTCTGGTATGTCGCTACCGTCGTGTCGGTTGAGACACAGAGAACGAACAGGTATAACGGGTTCGTGACAATCAAGATGAGAGCGTATTATCCGTTTGGAAGATACGACCATGTATATCTTGATCCTAACGATGAGAACGTTGAGGATATCAAGAAGAACAGCTTCTTATTGCCTCAAGCTCAAACACCTACGTGCAAGCATGATGGCATTTCCTTGACGATCAATGAGCCAACTACAATTCAGCTCTATAATGGCGGTACAGAGGTTGCGCCTGTTGCGATCAGGATCGCTGGTCAGATCAATAACGGTATCTCGTTTGAGAATACTACAAATCATACGCGCTGTAAGCTGAGAGGCTTAACTGCGGCTCTCTGCGATGGCGGGAAGTATTTAGAATGTAATGCTCTGAACGGTAAGACCGTACTCACAGACGGCACAACATCAGAGTTGGCGTTCTTATATCACGATGAAGGATTCTTAACATTAGAACCAGGGCAGATGAACGATATTCAGATTACTTCTGCTGCATCTGTTGATTTGCCTAAACTTGAGTTTGTCTATTATCCTACATTCTATTAAGGCATTACATAGGAGGTGACGAGAATGAATCAGGAACGGAGATAGACCATTGATGTTTGTGATTATCACAAGGATAAGTAGTGTACTATTTTTGATAGCTCTGTTGACGTGTCTGGTCAAGCGCAGAACGTCTATTTGAATACCGAACGCAATGGATGGAAGACACTTTCATTTGAATTGCCTTCTACTTATGATACAGAAAACGGGCAGGAAAAGAACTACAGGCTTGACGCTATCAAGGCGGATTATCTGCTGCATACCATTGAATTCGGATTAGACGCGAATTCTAATTGGGAGGTCGTAGATTCTGATTGGTACATCATTTCCGAGCCTAAAGTTGTGCATACAGGGTTTGCACGAAATATACAAGTGAACGCCGGACATGTGTCTCAACTGCTGAAGACAAAGAATCTTGGCTTAGAGTTCAGCGATGAGAACGGTGACAATGGTGGTACAGCCGGAGAGCTTGTCGCAAAATGTCTTGAAGGCACTGGCTGGTCTCTAGGCGATGTCGCTACTTTTTACGAGAATGATGGCGAGACCGTGAAGTTCCGCACCTTAAAAGCGAATGCGAAGACAGGCACGTTTAAGCTGATTGCTTCGATCTGTGAGCTGTTTGACGCGAAGCCTGTGTATCACGGCGAGACACGCAAGGTTGATATTCTGCCACTTAACCCGTTCTCTGAGCCTGAGCCAGGCCAATTGCCTGATGTGACAAAGGCTGACGGTGTGATCGAGCTGCATTATGGTACGAATCTTAGCAGTGTTTCCCGTACTCTGAATACAGAGAACCTGATCACAAAGCTGTATGCTTACGGCTCTTACGGTGATACAACGAGTGGTTATTGCGGCATCGACGAAGTAAAGCATCAAGAGTTTGTGTTTACATAGACAGATGGTTTGGATGAAGGTACCACGTATTGGTTTACGATTGTAGACACAGATGGCAAAACCAATCTTACTTATCATTTTACGATGGATCTGGACTCTACGTCACAGCGTAAGTTTATCTTTTCTACCTATGATCCAGCCTCCATGATGTACATCTGGAGCGACGAACATCAGAGAGCTTATATTCTTGAGCGTGGTGAAGTTGGCACAAAGCTTCCTGCTAATGTTGAAATTCAATTGAAGAATAACAACTTCTCCTACATTATGGATTTTGATTACTATCGTGAGTGCGGTCTGCTTACAGACGATATGATTCGTGCGATCGCTGAATTCCAGCGCAACGCTGTATCGAAGTACGAAGCGGTAAAACAAAAGACAACGCAGATGTCGGAAAAGCTTTCTACTCTTGACAGCGCGGTTGGCGTTATTGATTTCATGAAGATCGCTGTCAACAATGTCGGTTTCACAGAAGATAATTATCTTGAATTGACGCTCAACATGAACGAATATGACAACGGTATTATCTATCGCACAGATCAGGATACGCTTGACAAGGATAAGTTCAAACTGAGAACTACGTCGAAGCTTGATACAAATGGAGACCCAGTTGACAATCCTGCTGCGGCTTATCTGTATATCATCATTCCAGAGACCGCCAGCAAGAGTGGCCAAGTGGAATGGATGTGCGCTTATCTGAAGCAAAAGATCGACACGGAAGATCTTGACAACACCGATCCTGAGCATCCGAATAAGCTTGTGTTCTGGCTGCAAGATCCGTTAGAGTTTGAGCTTGAAGAACCATATGATCAATACAAATTCTATTTGCTCAAGCAAAACAATGTAGACGGTTATCTCGGTGCTTTACAGGTTTCTGATGAAGCTGCTGTGTCATCTCTTGACAGTACAACACGGTTAATCACACAACCGCATCCTGTGTATTTCGAGACAAAGAATCCAAGGATGTACCAGGAATAGAGCAATATTGACACGGTTTATACGGCAGAAATGTCAGCGGAAGAGCTTGCTCCTTTGAACGGTTACGGTTGGTACTGGTGTTCATCCGGTAATGCACCGAATGGCACCAGATTCTATTTCTGCTTCTCTGACGAAGGTGATAGGTGCTGGCAAAAGGTGTATTTTACTGACGACATCAATACGAGTGAAATCAAGGCACTGATTCAACAAGACAGTGTTGGCGCTCAGCATCTATCGTATCCTTGGCGCCCATATTGGTTCAATTATAAGACAGCTCGGTTGTACCGTTTAGTGTCCGATGTCTGGGTCGAGCTGACAACTACGACAGAGCGCAGGATCACTTCGCTGTTCAACACGGTCTATCGTTCTTGCTGGACACGAACACAGTATCTGAACGGTCTGTATCAGAATTATATCTATACGCACACCGGTGATGAACTGCCTGTTGGCAATTACTATATGGAAAGCCCCTACCCCACGTTCTGGTCTTTTACGACAACGAAGCCATTGCACGCTGGAGATACACTGAATTATAGTACAGACGACGGCTGGGTTACTCAGACGGTTACCGAAGAGGGTGTTCCAACATCTGAACAGATCAAGGCGAAGGGTTTCCGTTTTGATAACGTGTTCTATCATCCCTGGAATAATCTGGATGGTACTGTATGGGAAGAAGGCTCGATCTGCGAAACGACCGTTGCAGATGATAAAGCACAGCAAGCCGGTTATACGATCGATGCTAAAGGTATGCTCCGCACTCGAGGCTATGTGGCGGTTTATCCAGACACTGTCTATACCATTTCAGGTTTATTGACGGATGCCAAGATCCATTTCTATAATGAGAATAAGATCTGGATTAAGTGTATTGATACGGCCAACAGCAATGAGCCTTGTATTATTTCTAAAAATCTCGAGAATCATACCGTTGTGTTTAAAACAACAGGTTCAATCAGTTATGGTTCTGCCGCGCATAAGACATGGGAGAGCAAAGAAGAGTATTTGGAAGCTATGCATAGTTCTTCTACTTATCAGAATGCGGATACTGCACAAAGGCAAGTGCTCGACAATCAATACGAACAAAGCTGGAACGCCTACACGATGCAGACGTCTGATGCGAACGCTCAGGCTAATCTGATTGATGGCATTGAGCCGGTGTATTATATCAAGATTACTTGGTCGGATAGTATTTTGCATGAAGCTGGGCACGAAAACGACGAAGTTCCAGAGATCACGATGAGAGCCAATAACTATGACACTGCTGTCATCATGTCCGGTGTAACCTATGAACGCCTTGGTCATAGTGGTGATTACGCTACAGACGGCAAAAACAAAGGCATCAGAGGCAGCATTGATCAATTCCATATCTTAGCCGATAAAATCTATGGTGAGATTAATCCTGACATCAGACAAGCTAAAAAGGAATTGAAGAAGGCCGAAGATGATTTAGCCGAAGCGTTAGGTGATATCTATCGCGAAGGATACTGGCAGGACACAAACTATATTGATGGCGACGAAGAGAAGCTTTACGCTGACGCTACCGACAACCTGAGAAAGATTGCAAAGCCCGATGCAAAGTACGAAATCAAGTTCCTCGATCTGTACAGTTCAAACAAAGACGTTTATGGTGATGATGAGGCTTTTGTCAAAACAAATATTGAGTGGCCAAATATCTCAACAGCATCTGCTGTACACCTCGTCGATCCAGAGATCGAGGTTAACACATGGGCATTTGTTGATAAGCTCAAGAAATGCTGGGATCAGCCGAAAAAGACCACGTTGACAATCAATACAAACCTGTCTGTGATCGGTCAGCATTCGTTTGATGACGTCATGTCTCATATCGCTGAAGTAGCCTCTGAGTTTAAGGGCAAGCAGACAAAGTATGATTCTTATGGAACTGCTCGTGTGTCCGGCACGAATATTGTCACAGGTACTGTGACAGGTACTGCGATCGCACCGAATACGATCACGGGTCAGAACATTGTAAATCATACGATCACTGTTGATAAGATCTATAATTTTGAGGACGAGATTGTTAGTGCGGTCAAGGGCTACTTTGGCACCGCACATATCAATCTTGCTGAAATTAAGAATCTTGCGGTTGAAGTAGCCGATATGGCTCTTGCGAATATTGATCAGGCGAACATCGACGCGGCCAACATCGGAAATCTAAACGCTTATGTTGCAAATATTGTAGAAGCTAATGTTGGGTCTCTGATTGCAGATAGCGTGATTGCTAATAAGATCGAATCAATCCTGATTAAATCTCAGGATGCTGAATTTGAAAATGCAAAAGCTGCTGTTGCGGAAATTGCATATGCACGAATCAATGACGCATTAGTAGATAAGCTTTATGCTGGTAAACTGAATGCTACTATCGCTGATATTACTGCGGCGTATATTGACGAAGCTGTAATTCATTGGGCACAAACCGAGATTGGCGATGTCGCTACTCTATATACCGATAAAGGTATGGCTGAAAAATTTTATATCAATGGATTAATGGTTCAGGATGCCACGATTGCTAGTTTGACCGTTGGTGATCTTGTTATACAGAGACCGACGGAAAATGGTATTGAGTATGTAAAAATCACCATGGGAAATGAAACAGATGAAAATGGTAACGTCGTACTAGATAAAGATGGACATCCCAAACAAGTTGTCGTATACGAACCTGTCAACAATTTAACTGGCAGCAATATTGCCGCTAACACTATTACTGGTGGTACATCTGGCAACATTAAGCAGAACACAATCACTGGTGCGAATATTGTAGCCAATAGTATTGTAGCAGATAATCTTGCTGTCAATGATATTTTTGCGGAAAATACGCAAACAATGCAATTGATTGCTCAGAACATCGACGCAAATACTATTACAGCTAATGCTGGTAATCTGGGCGAGCTTATCACGAATCACATTAATGCTAATAAGGGTGCCGGGCTTGATTTAAGTTCAAACGTGTCTATTACACAAACTGTAAAGAGCAACGTGCAGAGTGAAGTTGAAGCCCTCGATCTGCCAACTCAGATTATGACAACAGTCTCCGATGAAATGCAAAATGCTGCACCCGCTGTGGTCGAGATTGAATCTACAAATGGAAATATCTTTCGTTCAAATACAGCTTCGACGCAATTAAAAGCATTGATCTATTGGAATGGTATGGAGATTAAAGATTATGATCAATTAAATCAATATTTTCGCTCTAAAGCTCCTCAGCTTAGATGGTATTTTAGAAAGCCAGGCCAAGATCAATGGACGATGCTCGATACTGACGATAATAAAATTACTGACGATGGCTTTACTTTAAACATTGACACATCAACAGTTAAGTCACAATTAGTGTGTAAGTGTGAACTTGTTTTTGCTAGCACATAAAAGTACACATATAAAGGAGGCAACAATAAATGCCATATGAAAGACAAACATACGCTGACGGTAATGTATTGTATGCCCATGAGTTAAATCATACAGAAGAAGGGTTAGCAGACGTCGCAAAAAACCTGTATGGATATATGGAAATTGGCAACACTGCGCAAAATGGATATTTAAAATTCAGCCATCAATCAAGTGCTACTGTAACACTTGAAAACCAATCCAAAAACATGTTGACACATGATATGTTTGATTCTGCTGTTACTAATACAGATAAACCAGTTTCTACAGCAGGGTTTACGGTTGCAGGCTCTGAATGGATTTGTTTAACTCCAGATTACACTCTTTCTTTTGATTTATATCCTAATTATTTCTTAGGCTGTAACTTGAAATTCGATCAAAGCTTTCATGTTGCAAAAGAAGAAGGCGGCATTGGTTTATGTTTGCTGCCTGAAAATACTGATCCTGAAACCTTAAGTGATGAACCGGTTTATACAGATTCTTTCTCGAGAGAATACGATATCCCCAGAGGCAATTATCGTCCAGATGGTTATTATATGATGGCCGACACTGGATTCAATATTCAAGCCGATCAAACATATATTGGATATTAGTATTATTATAGCGCTACGCGAGGCCTATCGCACGGGCAAACTCCCGCACAAAAGTGTCGGCTGTGGGCGCATCTTCCAGAAGATTCTGCGAATGTTGGATCTTTCCCAACGATGTTCATCAGTGAACCTATGCTGTGCTTGGCTGGAGGCGGCAATGATTTTGCTCCACCTACTTCAGATATTGTTCAAGAATGCCATATCGCTGGTGGAAATCTTGTAACAGCGCTAAGTACATCTTCAACTTACTATGATGCACAAGGTCTATACTATATGCCGGAGTACGTAGAAGAAGCCAATAGAACTACAGCATATTTCCTAAATGTTCCATTAAAATATCCGTTACCTGCTGGGAGTTACAGAATTACCAAAAATAGAGTAACGTCTGAAAATATGGTTCCTTTGTTAGGAACTATAACAGGCACAAAATATAAAGGTTCTTTATATAGCAGTAACAATGGTACGTATGTTTACCAAATCGATTGCGCTAGCCAAGTGGATCAGTTTTATCTTTCTCACAGTGATGGGCCTATTTATAATACATATAACATGGGTAATTGGATTACAAGCATTATTCCTGTGACAAGCACACACACAACATCGGATAAGTTTTATACTAATGTGCAGTTAGACAGCATATGGGAAGGATTAATATCAATTAATGATTTATTGATCATTCCTGGTGATACGTATCTAAAAACAGAAGAGTCTGGCGAAACAGTATAGACAAAGATCACTTCAACAAGAAACGGATATCCCATCATTGCTGTAAAAACACGATTAGATAGTTTGGGAATGATTGAGAGTTTGCAGAATAGAGATACGGCTCACGATGGTCAAATTGTCAATTTAATGAATACGTTAAATACAAAAGATGCTGCACGAGTAGAATCAATTACGAATCTAACGAATAAATACAATCAAATGAATGACTCACAGAGTGTAATGAATTTTGATATTCAAGAATTGATTTACGAAATGGACGCATTAAAACGTAATTGGTCTGTTTTGACAGGCGAAGAGATTACAAGCATTATAGACGGTACGGCAAGTAGTCCTACGGAAGAAAGGTTTGTTCCATATTTAATTGATTCGTCCGGTGAAAAAGTTCCAGAATGTACTGTGACAGACGCTATTCAATTTATGTTTGAAGGCAACTTAAAGGCAGAAAATCAAGATCGAGGCCGCGCCATTATAAGTACTGCCAATAATACTCCTACTGGTATCAAATGGGAAATGCGATCCGTTGGCAGTAATGACATTATTTATTCAGAGGATGATAACAAAAAATCATTTGTGATTTATGCTGATCATTATCCTGGAGGAAATTATTATTTACGTGTATATTTAACATCCAATGTAAATAAAGAATATGACGAATCGAATTATTGGGATAGCAAGACGTTTGGCATTATTGGCGCACCACCATGCTTAGTAGACTTTAAGACTGCGTCAACTAAAATTGAACCATGCACACAAACTCCTGAAATAAGAATTGTCAAGCAATGGGAACGGCCCGAAAATGTAGATGACATTTGGTTCTATGCCAAATTTGATTCTCCAGTTACTGCTGTAAAAATGATTTTTTATGATCATGTTATACCTGCAAACGGAAAGGTTGCAGCTACAGTATGGGAACTCAATGGTGAGTATGGATGTATTTGTTATGTGCATGACGGCAAAGATTATCTGCGAGATAACCACATCCCCCATTGCGATATTGTTCGCGTCTATGCTACCAATAAAGAAGATAAAACGTTTGATAATTCTAGATATTGGGATAGTGAAGTAATTACATTGTAATAGGAGGTGAGTAAATGGCGTTTTTAGACAAGGCAGGCCTTGAAAGATTCTGGAGCAACTAGAAAACATATTAGCAAGAGCACTACACGCATCCGACATATACTCCAAGAACTGGAAAACCTACTGGCAATCAAACTCCGGGGTTCGGCAATACGTTTACTGTGTCTCAGATTACTAGTGATGCCACCGGTCATGTAACGGGTGCTACAGATCGAACTGTTAAGATTCCTAATACGACGGCGACAACAAGTGCAGCAGGTTTAATGAGTTCTGATGATAAAACAAAACTCAATGGCATTGCAGAAGGCGCAAATAATTATGTATTACCTGGTTCAACAGATTGGGTTATGGGCGGTGTAACTACAACTTTAGGTAATGACAATACCGACATAGGGACAGAAGAAGAAGCTGGACGTATATCAGTTTTAGGTACCAGTGGAAATAAACATGAATTATACGTTCAGAATCCAATATGGGGATAGTTATCCAATCCAGGGCAAATGGCTGCTATGATGAATATCGATCAGAAGGAAAAGCTTGACGCCATTGAAGATGGAGCTAACAAGTACGTCCATCCTTCTTATACCGCACGCACAGGCAAACCTACTGGCAATCAAACTCCTGGATTTGGACAGACGTTTACTGTTTCTCAGATCACGAGCGACGCTACAGGTCACGTTACTGGAGCTACAGATAGAACGGTCAAGATCCCTGAGTTACCAACAGCCTCCACCTCTACTGCTGGCATCATGAAGGTTGGTACTGGTTTAAGCGCCAGCAGTGGTACGGTTAGCGTAAGTTATGGTACAGCCGCGAATACAGCCTGTCAAGGTAATGATAGCCGTCTGAGTAATGCACGCACACCCACGTCGCATACGCATGGTAATCTGACGAACGACGGCAAAATTACTACAACCGCTACAATTGCGAATGGCGATAAACTGGTTATTGTAGATAGTGATACGACAGCGGCAAGTAAGATTACGGGCTCAAGCATCACGTTTGATGGTTCTACAACAACAAAAGCATTGACGCCGAAGGGTACATGGGAGACATTTGTGAAATCACAATATACTCTACCGGCTGCGACAACGAGTGCTTTAGGTGGAATTAAGTTAAGTTCTGCATCGGATACAACACCAATAGGCAGTTTAACTGTTCCAATCGGGACATTAGCTTCAGACGGCCTTACATACGCATATACGCCTGTTGCTGGTACTGATTTGATGGGCAACAATACTCCCCTTGGTTTGATTCAACCAGACAAAGGTTTTGTCCAAGAAACAACAGAAGTTGCTGGGGTTGAATTGCCAAGAGTAGGTGTATGGAGTGTCGCAACTATGGGTGGCGCTACATCGTCTGCTGATGGGACATTTGGGGCTCCTCCGTCGCCAAAGAAAGGCGACCAAGCCAAGTTTTTGCGAGGTGATGCCACATGGCAATCTGTCATTACGGCACATCGCACTTATACAGCTTTCACTGGCAAACCAGCAGCAAATGCTACTCCTGGATTTGGTGAGAGTTTTACCATCTCACAGATTGCTCAATCTACCACAGGGCAAGTTAGTGGTACAGACAGAACCGTAACAATTCCAGCTTTGCCTACAGCATCTACAAGTGTTGCTGGTATTGTAAAACTTGGCACTGCTGCAGGTACAGCGGCTCAGGGTAATCATAATCATGATAGCACCTATGTGAATGTTAACGGCGATACAATGAATGATGAAAAACCTATTCAATATCGTGTTAATCGTAATGACCCAGATAGTGATAATGGATGGGCTTTTTCTCCTCTAATTGTTCTAAATAAAGCAGGCACAGATTTTGCTCATCTCGGCGTATATGGTCAAAGTGGTACGTGTAACTATATTTATATTGGAGGGTCTAATTATAGTAGCAGTAATAATTTACGCATTAAACCTGATGGAACAGTAATGTCTAATTACTATGATATTACTCATCTTAGCGGAAAACAGGCTGAATACCGCGTTCACACTTCAAATAATGACGTTGATATGTGGTTAGGTATTGGCACAGGAAACGAAAATCATGGCTTGTATGACGCTAAAAATACTAAATGGATGATAGTTGCAGATAAAGCAGGCAATGTAACAGTTAATGGCAACGCTGCATCCGCAACTACTGCTACGACCGCCTCCAAACTTTCTAACACTTCCGCTATCGGTGGCACAGACCATCCCGTCTATTTCACAAACGGTGGTGTCCCAGCTAAAACTACCTATCGTATGGCAGGTACAAATGCCACAGCAACAACCGCTCTACCAATTACAGACAACCTGAACACAGGTATCTGGTACGTCAATGGCACGAACTCAACTGCTTTGTATAGCCAATCTGATGGTGCCGCCTATGTGAATAAGTACAGCGATTCTTGGATTCACGAAATCTATGGCGATTATCGTACTGGTCACATTGCTGTTCGCGGCAAGAACAATGGCACTTGGAAAGATTGGCATAAAGTGTTGGATAGTGGGAACTATGATGATTTTGCTATTCCGAAATCTATAGGTACTGCCGCTGGCGATATCATCTATTGGTCTGCTTCTGGTACGCCCACTCGTCTGGCAAAAGGTAGCAACGGACAGGTATTGAAGATTAACAGCAGTGGTGTTCCAGCTTGGGCCGCTGATAACAATGATAATAATTATGTCAATCAAGCAAATACAACTACTTCTGATTGGCGAAAAATGTTATTGCATTACTCACATGAAGCGTCACCTACTGCGTCAGTAAGTAATTCTACAAATGTTGTATATGCCACGGCGGATATCTCGGCTCAGCCTTCTACTGGTACAATCCGAGCCAATGCTTATAACGTAGAAGGCCATGTTACTCTTCAATACAACGCAGCTGATGCTAGCCTTGATTTCGTGTTCGCATAAGGAGGGAGCTATATGAGTTTAAGAGTATGGCTTCCTTTATTATCAGATGCTCATAATCAAGGGGCAAGCGATATTGTACCAACTGTAATGGGAACTGGTATTACATATACGGCTGGGAAACTAGGTAATGCGGCTACTTTTCCAAATAACTGTGCTAGTTGTATTCATATGCCTGGTTTAAAACTTCAAGTTTTGTCATGGTGTTGTTGGTTTAAATGTACAGGAGAAGGAAGCGCTACCTCTCAACGAATGTTAAGCGAAGGCCGCGATACTGGTTCTGTGGGTACAAATATTTGGTTATCCAAGGCAGGTACTACATTGTACTGGTCGGCTCATAAAGTAACAGGTTCAACTACAGTAGCCCTTAATACTTGGTATCATGTTGCTTTAACTTGCGATGGTTCCAAAGTCCATTTATATTTAGATGGCAAAGAAATTGGTACTGGTACGACTTATTCAGAAGACAGTGATTATGCTCAATCTAATGATAGTTTTGTTATAGGAAAAATGGCTTATTCGTATACTGCTGGTGGTAACTATTTCCCATTTTGTGGACAGATGAATGACGTCCGCATCTACGACAACTGTTTAAGCGCGGCAGAAGTGAAGGAGATAGCGCAAGGATTGGTGTTGCATTATAAGTTAGATGGTCCTTTAGGTGGAGCAAAGGAAAATCTTCTACCCTGCGGGGGAACTTATACACAAGCTTCTCCTCTTACGAGAACATCTAACAAAGTAGACGGAAACGCTTGGATTAGTAATAGCGCTTTTGAAGCGAAGCCTTCTACAACCTATACAATATCAGTAGAATGTGATGGAGCGTTAGCTAGTACGCATGCTCAAAGCTCTGACCCAAATGATAAAAAATGGGGTTTTTGGCTATATATCTGTAATACTGATACTACAAAAAATTGGTCAGGCGGTTCATATGACACCCCAGTATTTTTAAGTAACAATAATAACAATTATCGCCAGATAGGTTCTACGCATGTGTGGACTTATACTCTATCTAGCACGCAAAAATACATTTCTTTACGGACAAATATTTATAGTAACGGCACAGATAATGTTACTATAAAATGGTGGAATATGAAGGTTGAAGAGGGCGATAAGTTTTCGTTGTGGGTACCGCCGACAAGTATGCTCATGATTGATACTACAAGAGTAGAAGATAGCAGTGGATACGGTCATCGTGGCGAAGTCGTGCGCGCTGTTGAGGCTTCTTCAGATGCGCCGCGCTATGAGACTTCTACTCATTTTTCCGCTACAAATCAATATATCCATTGCGGCGGTTTAACCACAACAGGCTTTGGTTCTTCCTATACCTTCGCCTGGTGGGGCAAATGCGAAACATATTCTGGCCGCATGATGTGGGGATTTTCTGATGGTATTCGCTTAAATGGCGTCTACAATGGCGTCCTTTGGAATACTGGTGATGGCAGCAATAATCCTCTATACAAACCAGGAACCACAACAGCGGTTGCCGCACCGTCAGTAGATGAGTGGCATCACTTTGCTATGGTCGGCGATGGTTCTACTTGTAAAGCATATCTTGACGGTGAGCTATGGGGTCAAGCGAAAACCTATAAGAATATCAGCGGCACTTCTATCTATCTAAATGGATGGGATAGCGGCACTAGCTATTCTAATTCAGATGCCAGTTTAAGTGATTTCAGAATGTATTGTACTGCTTTATCTGCGGAAGATATTCTAGAGTTGTATCACACAAGTGCCAAGATTGATAATTTAGGTGGCATTCACACGTATGAGTTGAAAGAAAATGTTAGTAATCTTCTTTACAAGAAAATATGCGCGCCAGATAGCCACTCATCTTTCACTTATGATGAAGCAACTAATACATATGAAATTACACTTAGTAGCAGTACTTCAAGTTGGGGCTATGGTTTAACACTAACCAAAGCTGACCATGGCTTGTACATCCCATGGGGAATGAGTTACCGTTTAACAATGGAAGTGTACAGTCCAAAGGCAGGCACTTTTAATATTGATTACAATAATGCTGCCGATGATATGACAGACATGAGCGGTAACGACAATGACACGGGTCGTTTGTATTCAGGAATCGCTGTTCCAGCTAATACTTGGACAAGAATAACGTATGGTGCGAGTAATACAAATGCCACGAAAAACCCGCATCATCTTCCAATTTATGACTATTCTCATTTCGGCATGGTCAATCAGAATACAGATAAAACTTTGATTTATCAAGTGAGAAATGTCCAGTGGTATTTAGTTGATGATACGCATCAGATTACTAAACATGGCATTATCAATGCCAACTATTTAAATGAAACTAGCTTAACTGGAATCGCTTCAATACGAGATAAAGAAAAGAGTATTGAAGCTACAGAATTCATCGAAAAATAAGGAGGCTCACAAATGGCGCAATTAAAAGATACCGTTGTAGCTGGCTCTTTGCGGGCCACCGACACAGTTTATGCAGATACAGTACAAGCAAAAGTAATTGAAGCCCCAACAGCTTCAAATGGAACAACCTATGGACCTGGTACGAGCGGACAGGTTCTTAAAAGCAATGGCTCTTCTGTTTATTGGGCAAGTGATAGCAACTCAGATACAAACGTGACACAAACCGCAACAACCACCAATGCGGCTTATGAAGTGTTGTTTTCAGCAACAGCGGATAATACAACACGTACTGAAGCCGCAAGAAAGACAAGTACCTTAACTTACAATCCCAGTACGAAAGCTCTTGTCACAGGTGGCACAGTAGATGGTTACGATTTAAATGCAGCTTCTGCGAAAGCAGTTGATACTTCTATCGCGGCTGGTTCAACAAGCACGAACTTGCCAACTTCAAAGGCGGTTGCCGCGTTTGTTGAAGGGAAAGGCTATAAAACAACAGACCATATCACAACTGCTACTACTTCGGGTAGCGGCAATGCTGTTACAGCAGTTACGGCAGATGCAAATGGTGCTTTAACAGTGACCAAAGGTACGACATTCCTTACGGGCCATCAAACAATCAAACAGGATGGTGTTACTGGCGCAACGGTTAATCGCTTTGGTACTTGTAGCACGGCGGCAGGTACAGCCGCGAAGGCAGTAAATATCACAACTGGCACATTCAATTTAGAGGCTGGCGCAAGAATATCAGTTCGTTTCTCAAATGAGAATACAGCTAATTCACCAACACTGAATGTGAATTCCAAAGGCGCGAAAAATATCTTCCATAGAGGTGCTCAGATTACAAATGGCACCAATAAAGTATTGCTTGCTGGCGTTGTTGATTTCATCTACGACGGCACACAGTGGCATCTAATTGGTAACTATATTGATACGAATGATAATACAAAAGTTATCTCTGTTAGTAATCACTATACGCCAACTGGGACAGTTACCTTGCCTGGTGGAAATGAGGTGCCGGACAATCCGGCTGGGGGCATTCTATATGTCAAGAATGTTGAGATCACAGCGGATGCAGCGGGTCATATTACGGCGCTATCGCAGGATCATGAATCTATATCAAGCAGGGATGCCGCATCAGGTGGCACCACTTTATCATTGGTAACTACGGGAGAGAAATATACTTGGAATAATAAATCTAATCTTGCGCTTGGCACTTCCTCAACAACAGCGGCAAAGGGTAATCACACGCACACTGCGAGCCTTGCCGAAGATACAGGCACTAGTGAAATCACATTAGCTCATGGCGGTAAATACAAACTTACTGCTGGCGGAGACAATGTTATTTTCACAATGCCTGCTGATTCTAACACACACTAGACGACCCATATGTACGTTAATGCAACATCTGGCGGCGCAACAAGCAACGCGGCTACAGCGAATACAACAACATATATGCATCTCTACGATAATAGTACAAGGCGACACACTATTCAGTTCAAAGGCGCTGGTGGGACATCTGTCGCAGCCAATAATAGTGGTGTGATTACAATTACGGGCCTAGGTATTGGTACATCAGCTTCAACTGCTGCGGCAGGTAATCATACACATACTCTTGGAATTGCGACAGATTCTGGCACGAATGAATTAACGATGGCAGCTAACACAAAGTACAAGATTACTGCTGGTGGCGATAGCTTTATCTTTACGACGCCGAAGGATAATGGCACGTCCTATTCTAGTCGTCCGGAGGCTGAAGGCGGTACCAGTACATCACTTTGCACTAACGGTGAGAAATATAAATGGAACCATCCGATTTGTAAATATGGTCCATCTGCTGCATTCTCGTCCTTGCCAGTTACATTCGAGAACGATGCGATTACAGCTGATATGGTTGTCCTTAATTCTGTGCTAAGTAATCCAACGGCGCAGAT